AAGTAATGGCAATTAAAAAAAATACCCCTGCAATTAACCTACCAGCTGGCACTATGGAAGCGCTTGCATCAGGTGGGGCTGGTAGCAGTGGAAGCATTTTGTCAGCCAAAGCACAAGCAAACACCCCAATTAAAAATGATTATGGGTTTATTGTCAATGGAAAAATTCCAACAGTTCTTTCATTGGGTCAGCTAAAATCTCTTCTTGGTGATTCTGTCAATAATGCCCCTGCCATTCAAAGAATGTCTTTAGATGTTTCAAAAGCGCCTGGGGCACTAGCGGGTCTTGATACAATTTCAACCGATGGAAAATTAAGTCCAATTGAGCAAAACTTTCTTGGAAACTATGCTTTAACTGTTGTTAATCAACATAAGGGCGCAGATCCAGCATCTATTGCAGATGCTATTACCAATAGAATTAATCCTCAATCAATCAACCCATATGCTGTAAGTTCTTCAATTAATCTTAAAAGCATTGATCGACCAGATATTAATGCTGTAAAATCAACTGTTAATGATTTGTATTTGCAACTATTGGGCAAAAATGCTTCAGATGATGAAGTTGCAAAATGGGCGCAAGTATATGATAATTATGCTAATCAAAATCCAACATCTCAAACCGTTGGTTCAAATAAATATTCAGTAGTTCCAGTTCAAGGTTTGGGCGCTGGTGGCGTAACAAATCGCTTGCTTCGTTCTGGTCAAAATGAAACTACAACGGAAAATCAACTTAACTTACAAGAGTTTGCAAAAAATAAAATTATTGATTCTGGTGAATATAAAGCATTTCAAGCATCTGGTGCTGCCTTTAATCTAATGAACCAAATAGCTGCTAAAGATGCTGGAGTTGCATAATGGCTAAAAGTACTAAAGTATCTGCTCAAGTAGCGGCAGCGGAGCCTGGTCTTTCAGGACTGCTATCGCCAGGATCAGATTTTGCACAGATTCTTCATAATCAAAATGGCGCTCAATATGCCTTTTGGAAAAATGCAGATTCTAATTTGCCAACAATTCAAAATAATACTGGCTATTCATTATTTCAATTTATTACTGATGCAGTTAATAATGGTTGGATTAACGCAACAGACCCAACAAGTTTTGAATTAAATTTAAAGAGAACAGATTTTTGGAAAGCCTATGGCGCTTCAGCCATTCAAGCAGCTTCAGATAAAGCACAGTCACTTGATGCTAATGGAAACGTACTTCCAAATAGTACATACGGTAAAGAACTTCAGCGTCGTATTGATGGAATTACTACTGAAGCAACAAGCATGGGTTACAAACTTACCCCAGAGGTTGCAACGTCTCTTGCAGAGGGAACTTTAAATGATGCGTATTCAGACACGCTTTATACTTCAAGCGATTATCAATCTGGTCTTCAAAGTAAAATTGCTACAACTGCTCAAAGTGCAGGTATTGCACTTAGCGGTGGAGCAAATGCAAGCACTGGAATTGGTCTTGTAAATCAACTTCGTGCCTATGCTGCGAGTCAAGGCGTTGCAATGCCTGAAAGTTTTTACACAGATGCTGGTGCTAAATTATCAGATCCAAAATCTGGTATGACTTATGACACTTATGCAAATAATGTTAAAGGATATGCAGCATCAAAATATTCTGGATTTGCTTCAAGAATTAATCAAGGTGAAACTGTTGCTAACATTGCTGCCCCTTATCAACAAGAAATGCAAAATATTCTTGGTATTCCAGCAAGCAGTATCGATCTAAGTGGTAACAGCGGAGACAGTGCTTTAATCAATAAAGCCCTTCAGGGAACTATTGACCCAAATACTGGATTAGGTTCACCTATGCCCATCTGGCAATTTCAACAAACGCTTCGTCAAGATCCACGCTGGAGAAGCACACCTGACGCTCAAAACTCAATGGCAAGCATCGTTGAAACTCTAGGTAAAACGTTTGGAAAAATCTAATGGCAATGACAGATAGACAAGTAGAGCAACAAATTGCGCAAGATGCTGCTGCTACCACTGCTGCCGCTGCTGCTCCAGATACACCCGTAACAGCAGGAACTTTTGGAACCGCAACCCCCGCTGGGGCAATTGTTCTTCCAGATGGCTCCAAGGCTCCAGGCAGCGCAACAATGGCTGGACCTGTTGCTTCAGGTGCCGCACCATTAGGGCCTTCTTCAAGTTTTGTGCAAACCCCGCAAACAACTAGTGTTCCAATAAAAGATGGTAGTGGAAACGTAATAGGTTACAACACAACAACCTATAACTGGGATGGTAGTGCAAATCCAACAACTTTTACACAAGTTACGCCTTCTACTACTGGTCCAACTGGTGCGACTGGACCAGCGACAACAGATTATATTTCAGCTGCGCAAAAGCAATTAATGGACTGGGGTATTCTTAACTCCAACGATCCTAACTCAACAGATCTAATGAATCAGATTACAACCCTTGCTCAGCAAGGTGCACAGCCAGATACAATTGCTTTAACAATTCAAAATTCTGCTGCCTACGCTGCTCGTTTTTCAGGCAATGCTGCTCGCGTGGCCGCTGGATTTTCTGCTTATAGTGCAGCAGATTATATGACAGCTGAAAACAATTACCGTAGCATATTGTCAGAATCTGGTGTTCCAGATCAATATCAAACACAATCTTTTCTTGCAAGTCTTATTGGCAAAAACGTGGGAACGACAACACTTCAAAATTATGTCAACATGGCGAGCCAATTGGCAACAACTCAAGATCCTTATCTGCTTCAAACTGCATATCAACAATACGGTTTGACCCAAGGTGATCTTATTGCACACTTCCTTGATCCAAATACGGCAGTGCCTGTTCTTCAGCAACAGTTTGCTGGTACTCAAGTTGCGGCTGAAGCAGCTCGTCAAAACCTTGCTCTTAATCAGCAAAATGCTTTAAGTCTTGCGGCACAGGGTGTTACGCAACAACAAGCCCAAACAGGCTTTGCAAACATTGGTAGCCAATTGGCTCAACAACAACAGATTGCCGCATCATTGGGTGGCAATGCTGCCAACATTGGCTCTGAATTAACTGCTGCTCAATTTAACGCAAACGTTAATGGCGTTTCTGCAGCACAGGCACAACAAGATCTAGCGCGTCAACGTGCAGGACTTGTAAGTCTTTATAGCGGCTCTTCTGGTGCTGCTAAGGGCAGCCTTTATACAGAAGAATCTGGCGTAAGTTAATTAGGTTCCATCACTACCCATTGGCATGGTGATGTGTATTTAAAGACCAAGAGTGGGAGCTAGTACCCCTTCCCCTGGGGAGTGCTATGGCCTGCGATCAACCAACATAGAAAAGGGAGTGCCACATGGCAGACCAATACGAAGATGATGACTTTGATCTTGAAGAAGATCAACCATCACAAACACAAGACCAGAATGGTCCAGCAAATCTACGCAAGGCTCTTAAAAGAGCAGAGCGTGAAAAGAAGGAACTGGCTGATCAGCTAGCTTCTATTCAGGCAGACCTTCGAGGACGTTCAGTCAAGGAAGTATTGGAACAGAAAGGCGTATCTACCAAGATCGCCAAGTTCATTCCTGGCGACGTAAGTACGCCTGAGCAAATTGATGTATGGCTAAACGAGAACGCTGATGTGTTCGGATTTGCCACACCTGAAGATGCTCCGTCTGAAGAACCAACACCTAATGCTCGTGAAACACAGCGAATCAATGCCACTCTTCAAAACGCAAATACCCCGTCTCGTGATGCTGATGCAGCCGCGAAACTGGCTGGCGTTAAGACAAGAGAAGAGCTTGACATGCTTGTTTTTGGTCAGAAGGTAACGGGTCGAGGACGTTAATTTAAACCCATTCGCACACTATACCCAAAGAAAGTAGGTGACACATGGCCAATCAATATACCGACTCATTCGGTTCTACCGCTGGTATTCCAGGGTTAGTACAAACCGCTTATGACCGTTATGTAGAGTTTGCGCTCCGTGCCGTTCCTCTTATCCGCGATGTTGCAGATAAGCGTCCAGTACAGCAAGCTATGCCAGGTTCGTCTGTTGTATTCCAGATTTACACAGACATGTCAGCCGTTACTTCTTCACTCTCTGAAGACGTTGATCCAGATGCTGTTGCTCTAGGTAACACCACTCCAATCACCGTTTCATTGCTTGAATATGGTAACGCTTCTCTAGCAACTCGTAAGCTCGAGTTGTTCTCACTATCAGATGTAGATCCAGCTATTGCAGACATTATTGCCTTCAACATGGCTGACTCACTTGATACAGTCGTCCTCAAGACACTTGTTGGTGGACCAAACGCAATTGCTGAACTAACAGGCGGAGCTTCTGCCCCAGTTTCAACATATGCTGGAACATACACCAATGGAACAACACAAGCATCTATCGATGGAACATCAGTAATTCGCTCACGCGATATTCGTACTGCTGTTGCAAAGCTACGTGCTAACAAGGCTGTTCCACGTCAAGGCGAATACTACTGGTGTGGTATTCACCCAGAAGTTTCATACGACCTTCGCTCCGAAACTGGAGCAGGCGGATGGCGCGATGACCACAAGTACGCTGAGAATGGCGCATCTGAATTTTGGCCAGGAACCATCGGAACTTACGAAGGAGCTATGTTCGTAGAGTCTCCACGTTTGTTCAACACAACAGATGGTACAGGTTCTTCAGGTGCTACAGGTACATTCGGTACTTCTTCTTACGTAAACGCTTCTGGTGGAACACGCGTATTCCGCACACTAGTTGCTGGTAAGCAAGCACTTGCTGAAGCGGTTGCTGAAGAGCCACATGTGGTCTTCGGTCCAATCGTTGATAAGTTGATGCGTTTCCGTCCAATCGGATGGTACGGCGTTCTAGGCTGGGCACGTTACCGTGACGCAGCTTTGGTTCGTATCGAGTCATCAGCTTCTATCCACAACTCATAATTGAGTTAGTTGTTGCCTGCTCCCGCACGTGGGGGCAGGCGGCAACACCATCGAAAGGTAACGCATGGCAAAAGTATTTAACCCACCAACGGTTAACGAAGGTCCCGCTGGTTTTGGTATTTTGTTCTGGCGTTACAAAATTGCTCGTGCTAACTCAATCTTGGTATTTGGAACTGCTGTAGTTAGCCAGCGTACCCCTGCGGTACAAGATACACAATCAGCAGATTATTGCTATCTAGGTGGACACTCATATGTCCTTTCAGATGCTGAAGTAACTATCCTTACAAACGCTGGCTACGGCGCTTACATTACAACGGTTTAGGAGCAACGTGAACGCAGGCAGATATAACATCACGATTATTAATGGCACAACCTTTACCCTTGCTCCCATTTGGTTGGTGGATAATCTTCCAGTTAACCTTACTGGCTACACAGCAGACATGCAGGTTCGTGACGTGTCCAACAATCTTGTTGTTGAACTTTCCACAGCCAATGGCAAAGCAGTTATTAGCCCAGCATTAGGTCAAACAACATTTACTCTTACGCCTGTTCAAACAGACCCTACCGATCTTCCAGCGGGTAACTATACATATGCTTTTAATCTTAGCGATGGTTCTGGAAACGTTTATCAAATTCTTAATGGCGCATTTGTTGTACAAGCGAGTGTGATCCAGTAATGGCAATTACAGTCAATAGCATTTCAACTGTACTTATCCCAGAAACAACCAACGTCTTTAACGTTGGCACAAATCAATTTACTACTCTTGAATTAGGCGTACTTGGTCCACAAGGACCACAAGGTATTCAAGGAGCACAGGGTAATACTGGCTCATCAATCACTGGAGCGACAGGAGCACAAGGTGCGGCAGGTAATACTGGTAATACTGGTTCTGTCGGTTCCACTGGTGCCACTGGCCCTACTGGCTCTACAGGCATTACGGGACCAACGGGCAGTCAAGGAAATACTGGTAACACAGGATCAATTGGAGCAACAGGCGCGGCAGGATCTACGGGTAGCACAGGTCCTACAGGAAGCATTGGACAAACTGGACCAACTGGTCCTATAGGCGTTACTGGATCAACTGGCCCAACAGGAGCACAAGGCAACACTGGTAATACGGGTGTTACAGGCCCTACAGGGCTTACAGGAGCCGTTGGCAGCACAGGTCCTACAGGTTCTACAGGCTTTACTGGTTCAACAGGTGCTACGGGCTTTACAGGCTCTACAGGACCTACTGGTCCTACGGGTGCTCAGGGCAATACGGGCAACACGGGAAACACTGGCAACACAGGTAACACTGGTAACACAGGTAATACTGGACCATCCGTAACAGGATCTACTGGTCCGACTGGTGCTACTGGAGCCACAGGTGCTACGGGTGCAGGCGGAACTATTGCCTACTACGGAAATTTCTACGACACAACAACCCAAACAAATGCTGGCGCTACAAGCGCCAACCTCATCACGCTTAACACCAATGCTGGCTCCAATGGCGTAAGCATTGTATCTGGCAGTCAAGTCACATTTGGTTATGCTGGCACTTATGCCATCAACTTGCTCGGTCAATTCATCACCACAGGTGGCGGCAGCAACTATCAAGTTAACGTTTGGTATGCCGTTAACGGCACAGCGGTAACTGAATCAACCGCAATTTTTACCACCTCTGGCGTTAACAACCAAGTGCTTGCCAACATCGAAGACTTGGTTACCGTTAATGCTGGTGACTATATCCAGTTCTACTGGTCCTCACAAAACACTTACATGGAGTTGCTCGCTGCAACATCTGGCACATCGCCAACTCGTCCTGCCTCACCAAGCGTCAATCTGCATGTTGAGCAAGTTACCTACACAATTCTAGGACCGACGGGAGCAACGGGTGCAGCAGGCAACACAGGATCTACGGGAGCGACTGGCACAACTGGACCAACAGGGCCAACAGGTAGTGCTGGCAGCAATGGCGCGACTGGAGCTACGGGGGCTGCTGGACAAACAGGGGCAACAGGTTTTACAGGAAGCACGGGACCAACAGGGCCGACGGGTGCGGTAGGTAACACAGGAGCAACTGGTAATACAGGTGCTACAGGTGCTACGGGTAATACTGGCAGTACAGGAAATACTGGACAGACTGGACCCACAGGCTCAGGCGGCGTTTGGGATATACTAATGCTTGGTGGAATGTGATATAATATAGGCATGCCGAAGATTGCCGTTTATGCCATCTCACTTAATGAGATAATTCACGCAAAACGTTGGGCAAAAGCAGCAGAAGGTGCCGATTATAGAATAGTAGCAGATACAGGATCTACAGATGGAACACAAGAAAAGTTACAAGAGCTGGGCGTTACTGTTCATAATATTAGCGTTAAGCCTTGGCGTTTTGATGTGGCGCGGAACACGTCTCTTGCGCTCATACCAGAAGATGTAGATATTTGTATCTACGTAGATCTTGATGAAGTAATCCATAAAAATTTTTTCCAAGAAGTTCGTAAGCAGTGGGACCCAACAGCGCAAGCTGGTTGGATAACATTTGATACTGGCAGTAAATGGCAAAAGGATAAGATCCATAGCCGTTGGGGTTGGCATTGGAAGTACCCCATACATGAAGTTCCAGTGTATTACGCTGAAGGTACTCCAAAGTATTGCGCTATTAAGAACGCGATCATTAGCCACAAACCAGATGATAATAAATCTCGCGGGCAGTATCTGCCTATGCTTGAGATGTGTGTTAAAGAGTTTCCCCAAGATCCACGTATGTGGACGTACATGGTACGTGAGTACTACTTCTATCGCCGTTGGGATGATGTAATCGCATCTGCCAATAAGCGAATGGAACTAGGTGGATGGAATGTTGAAGAGGCTGCCACATGTAGATGGGCTGCTGAAGCAGCGCACCATCTAGGTAAAGCAGAAGAAGCAACAGTATGGGCTGAGCGTGGCGCTCAGATTATGCCCAATGAAGGCGAACCTTGGTTCTCCGTAGCGCTAGATGCTTACCGCAATAAACGTTGGCAACAATGTTTAGATGCTTCTATCAAGGCAATTGAGTGCCATAGAAGCGTTCACTACTGCTATGACTCATCGGTGTGGGACTGGAAAGCATACGACCTAGCCAGTATCGCATCATGGGAACTAGGTTTTATTGATGAAGCAATTACATTTGCACTTGCTGCATCAAAGGGCAATGGCCCAGAGAATGAACGCGTAGTGCGTAACCTTAAATTTTTTAGACAAGCCAAGGAGAAACATGGCTCTCGGAGATAACTGCCGCACAGGCTGCTTAGAAAAAAATCACGAAACTTATGCTGAGTGCTTGCAATCAAGCAACGTGCACGTCAATGCTGGCGATGCTAACAGCAGCAAGACTATGACTAAGAAACGCTGGGATGCTGAACTTAACGCATACGCAGGTGCTCGCAAACAAGGTATTCAACCAGCTGGTACAACCATGAGGGCTGTTGCAGAGTCACTGGAAGCAAGTGACAAACTAGGCACTGCATTTGATGCAGGCACAATGCCAGCCGCAAAACAGATTACCAAGCACAAGGCAAAGGTAATGAAAGAAGTAGGGATAATCTAATGGCAGCATCAAAGAAGGGCATGGGTTTTAAAGCCGCCCAAAAGTCAATCGCTAAAAAGTCTAATGTTTCAATGAAGAGCGCAGGAGCAATCCTAGCGTCTGCTTCACGCGAAGCATCACCAGCAGCAAAGAAAAAAAATCCAAACCTAAAGAAAGTTAAGGGCTAATTATGTGCGCAGAATGTGGTTGCAACGCAACAGCAATTGGTAAGTTAAACGACAAGCTAACTGGCAAGCCAACAAAGTCACCTTACGGTGAGTATGAAGGCGTTGGCGGAACAAAATAAATTGGTTAGCAAGGCAAATAAGGGTCAAGCCAAACAAGCAAAGATAGATTCAATTGTAATTGGTGGTCAAAAGCACACAGTTGTTAAGGCCACCAATGGCGATATTGTTGTTAATCACCCTGGTTCTAAAAAAACAACATTTAAAAAAATTGACTTGACTAAAAAAGCAGATGTAAAAACTGTAGCTGCTGGCGTAGCAGCAGTAAAGAAATGGCATAAAAACCATCCCGCGAAAGGAAAATAAATGGCAAAAGATGATGGTCTATCAACCGTATATCATTTAAACCGCTTGGCAGGAACTATCGTCAACTCAGTGCCACAACTAGACATTAATGGTGCCGCATCTCAATGGGCATTTAACGTCACAGGACAAACCTTTACTCGTGGGATTGATGCTCTTAACGCCATTTATGCTTATCGCAACAGCGGCAAGAATTTTCACTTAGATACTCCTGGTGTGCTTAACGCACTTGCTGGAGTTTACGGCTATGGCGAAGCTGCCGCAGCATCAAGGATTGTGTCCTAATGACTTTATTCTCAGAACTAATTGACGAGACTGCACTGGCGCTTACTGGTTATACCAGCCGTCAAGATCAGGCAACATTTCTGACAGCCGATTTAAACGCATCAGATTTAACTTTTGTTGTAGCAGATGGAACAGTCCTTACACGCGGCATTGTAGAAATTGATGAAGAGTTGATCTGGGTTGATTCATTTGACCGCACAACCAATACAGCAACAATTCCACCCTATGGTCGTGGCTTTAGAGATACAACACCTGTACTACATGCTGCTGGAACGCGCGTAACAATTACCCCTTCGTTTCCACGAGCTATGATTCGCAAGGACGTTAACGAAGCAATTGATGCTATTTATCCAAGCCTTTTTGGTGTGTATTACACCACATTTCCTTTCATTGCATCACGTACAACATACGTACTTCCACAGGAAGCAATTGATGCTATAGCAGTTTCATGGCAAACCATTGGGCCATCTCTTGAATGGCTACCAGTTCGCCACTATCGTATTGACCGTACTGCTAATCCAATCGTTTGGAACAGCGGCAAGACAATTTCTATTTCAGATGGAATTATTCCTGGTCGTACCGTACAAGTTGTGTACACAAAAAAACCTACACAACTACAAAATGATAATGATGATTTTACAACCACTGGCTTGCCAGACTCAGCCCGTGAAGTAATCATCCTTGGAGCAGCTTATCGCTCAGCTGCATATGTAGATATGGGTCGTATTCCAGCAATCTCTGCTGAGGCAGGCTCTCAAGATCAAAGCAATCCAGTTGGCTCAGCAACAAACATGAGCCGTTATTTTTACCAGATGTACCAACAACGCCTACAGGTGGAAATGGCACGTCAAGCAGAACAATATCCACCTCGTACTCACTACAGTAGATAAGGCAGGCAGATGGCTGTAAATAGATACTATTCCGCTACTGCGCAAGATACTACCGTTGCTAGCGCATTTAATGGATCTGCTACAAATATTGTAGTAAATGGCCTTACTGGCTATCCGTCAAATACACCATTTATAGTAGCTGTTGATTACAATACTTCTTCAGAAGAACTTGTGCAAGTCAATGCCTATACAGGCACAGGTCCATACACATTAAGCGTTACTCGTGGATTTAACAGCACATCACCAACTAATCATGCCATTGGGGCGGTTGTGCGCCACGTAATTTCTGCTCAAGATATGACAGAAGCTCAACAACATATTGCCGCTACCACTGGCATACATGGGGTAGCTGGCAGTTTGGCTAGCAAGGACGATATGACAAGTATTTCATTTATGACAATGGGTGCTTAACCAACAACTAAGGAGAAAATAAATGGCAACAACCTATAAGGTGTTGGGTCAAGCAGTCCCAGCAGCAACAACAGCAGCAGGAGCAGCGTCAAGTTTTACAACTTTGTATACTGTTCCTTCTTTAACAAGCACTGTAGTATCTACTATCTCTGTAAGCAATCAGTCAACATCAGCAATCACATACCGCGTAGCGGTGCGTGTGGCTGGAGCAGCTGACACACCTAAGCAGTACATTGCCTATGACGTAGTCCTAGGAAGTAACGCTACGGATACACTTACACTTGGAGTAACCTTGGCAACAACAGACGTTATTTCAATCGCAGCATCAAGTACATCTGTTTCCTTCAACGCTTTCGGAAGTGAGATAG